ACGCTCATGCGCTTCATTCATCACAGCCATCTCAATCATGGCTACAGACCCCATGACAGTTGGCAACAATACAGTATTCTCATGTGCTAGCGCATTAGCAAGATCAAGGAACTTTAGTTTGTTGTGGATCTTCACAAGCAACATGGTATCCTGACGATTGTACTGTATGAACGTTTTGAAGTCCTTGTTGTATAGTTGGTCAAGCGTTCCTTCATACTGCGTCTTGCGCTCACCAACTTCCATCTCACCAATCGCATCTAGGCTATAACTGTGCCTTGATTCATAGTTATACTTCTTATACAACTGTAGATAGTCCATGTGTACACGACCAACTAGATCATATGTCGTTTCAGTCTTACCATAACGCTCATATTCTCTTGGCTTTGGCGTTTGACCAAGCAAACAGAATTTGCGTGTATCATCTTTGCTCATCACTCTAGTCACACGATTTACCATGTAGGGTATATCGTAACCTTCAGAGTTCCAGCCAGTGAGAATGTCAGCATCTTTGATTAGTTCAAAGAATGTCTCAAACATCTCTATCTCGCTACGAAATAGAATTGTGTTCGGGAAGTCACTGACTAACTCTTGAGCCGTTTCATCACTCATATGCTTGGGGGGTATAGCAAGTGTCACAAGTGCATCTTGCCAGTCCAAGTACATTGAGATAGCCGTCACCGGATTGAAAGGGTCACTAGTGGGACTAAAACCCTTTTCAGGATCGAAATCTACCTCAATGTCAAAGAATACTGTATGGAGTTTTGGAGGCTCACAGCCCGAGTAGTTTTCACTCAAACAGCGGAATATCACATTGATATCCGATTCATACAGTTTCTTATTGCTGTGGATACGTTTTTCTTTTTCAAACTCACTACGCTTGCGTGTGCTGAACCTCGACAATGGCTCGCCATAGATGCTGCGATACTTGCCTTTATTATCAGTATAATAGAAAGTATAGTTGGCAGGAAACTCGTTGTATGTGCGCTTGCCGTCAGGCTGGCGCTCTACAACAAATATCCTATCAGTATCCCTATCGTGGATAGCGTCTACATAACTCATTAGAGGGTCTTACCAACTGTCTCCAAGATAGTATTGAGTTCTTCGTTTTCTTTGTTAGTCTCACCTAAGCGGCTCTTGTGTGCGACCTTGATGGCCTTTTTGAGTACGCTTGGCTTGATTTCAAGTTCTTCTGCGATAGCCTTGATAGTGTCAGTCAAACCGCCGTTGAGTGTTTCAACTTCATGCATTACAGCGAGGCCCTCGTTGATCAACTGTGTCAACTTGATTTTTGCTTCGTTATTGAAAGTTCTTGTAGACATATAATCTCCTATAAAAAGTATATTGATGATATAATAAAATAAGTTGTAAGTCAAGTATTATTTTTTTGTAAAGATCCAGAGGTCTTCATAGTTGCCACCGCGTGTCTTTTTTGCTTGTCTTGTGCCCGCGATAGCTGACCATTGAACTTTATAGTGATTGGTAAAGTCTAAATGCCGTGCTGCGATATCACGCATGTCCTCACTTATGGTCATTTTTACTTTATCTTTGTTTGTATAATTACTAATGACGAATCCAAATTTAGCATCAGGCTTCATCACTTTAGCACATAGTTTCACTGTTTCTTCCCAATACATAATCAACCAACTATTATAGTCGGGAAAGCTGTTCGTGCTTTGATTATCGCTAGGATACAATTCTAAATCAAAATAGGGCGGGCTAAACAATACGGCATCTACACTATTTCTATATTTGTTTATGAAATCATACTTATTATCTAATTGCTCACTAGGGCAAAGATATAGATCAACGGTCTTTTCATCCTTCGTGAAAAGTTTTTTATCATGTTCCTGTTGTAGTAATCTACCGTTGTCAACTACATCAGGTATTACATCTGTAGCAATAAAATGCTTGAAGCCGCTGGCATAAAATGCTAACTGATAACTATTCCAGCCCATGACGGGGGCAAATAATGTTTCACCGGTAAATACTTCTTTGAGTATTTCCTTATATGTACATGGATTGAATATGCTAGCACGATTAGCACCTATCATAAAGTCTAACCAAAACTGACCGCTATCCCCGTCATACTTACAGATATGATCAAAAAATGCAGGCCCTACTAGACTGTTTCGTAGTTTGAAATCTTCAAACATGACACGCATCAAACCGAAAGTATATTCACTATCAGTAGTCCATAATTTCTTTGTGTTATAGAAATTGACAAAATTGATGTTCTTACAAATCTTGCCGTACTTACTATTTGTGCGACCAGAAAAAGTATCACCGTTCAATATGTTTGAATCGGGTAAATCTAAATAAAACTCTACAGGTTGTGGTAACTTACCATAACGATTATACCAAGATAATAGTGTTTGTTTAGCATCTGTTACCAGTATCTTATATAAGTTTTGTTTATATAAGTTTAGCCGTTGTTTTCTATCATCCTTTTTGCTTACACGATTTACGAATGTATCAAGGTCGCTACGGACTACAAAAGCACCACTGCGATCCATTACATCCAATACACAAATTCTGTCACAGAATTCTTGATATGTGACACTGGGCAAGTTGAATTGTTGTAGGAAATCTTGCTCGGTAAAAAATAGGTTTTTCATAGTAACGTATTGAAGTAATTATTATATACTCTGTTGTAAAAAAGTCAAACACTTTGTGTAAAGAAATTTATAGATTGGGTATTTGCCCGATAAATATTTTTACTTAAGGCACATATAGGCTCAACAATGGACACACGATATAAAGAGTTGGAAACACTCATCAGTAAATTTATTAGGCGTTTACCCGACGACACAGAATACGAAAAGCGTTTAGAAGAAGAACTAGAACTCATAGCCAAATTAGGCTTCGCCAAACACTTCCTCCGTGTAGTAGAAATACTAGATATAACCAAAGACATACCACACATGACTCGCGGTAGTGCGGGCAGTAGTTTGCTATGTTGGTTGCTTGGCATCAGTGATGTAGATCCTATCAAGGAAAACATACCACTGTCAAGATTTATGAATCCAAAACGTGATGACTTACCAGACATTGATTTAGACTTCCCGCACTTTCAACAAGAAACGGTCATGAATCGTATATTTGATAAATGGAAAGGTCAGAGTGCCCGTGTTAGTAACTATGTAACCTACAAGGAAAAAAGTGCGTTACGTGAGGCAGCAAAACGTTTCGGTGCTAAAGGCAAACTCAAACGCAATTTCAAACTAGAAGAAGTTGTACCGGAGTTTGTTGAAGATGCTGAAAAACTAGCAAAAAAATTATTAGGTAAGAAACGCTGTATCAGCAAGCATTGCGGCGGCGTATTGATATTTGATAGACCAGTACCTAAAAGCCTCATCAATGGCACTAATCAGATATTGCTTGACAAATATGAGATTGAAGATTTAGAACATTTCAAGATAGACATACTTGCCAATCGTGGACTATCGCAACTGTTTGAGATAGAGCCAAACATGAATTTATTAGACTATCCTGAATACGATGAAAAAACAGCAGAACTATTAGCGACTGGAAATGTGTTAGGTGTCACACAAGCAGAAAGTCCTGCTATGCGACGATTGCTAAAAGCGATAAAGCCTAAACGTAGAGAAGATTGTGTATTGGCTACGGCACTGATAAGACCAGTAGCGACACAAGGTCGTCGCAAAGCAAGTTTCTTCCGTGATTGGAGCAAGGACACATTTGATAATACGATAGTATTTGAAGATGATGCTATCATACTCATCAGCCAGTTGTTAGGTTGTAGCCAATATGAGGCAGATATGTGGCGTCGTGCGTTCGCTAAAAAGAATGAAGAAAAGATTTATGAGTTCATGCAAAAGATCGGCGACCATGAGCATAAAGAAGAGATATTCGCGGCACTACGTGAACTAAGCAATTTCGGACTATGCCGCGCACACGCTATCAACCTAGGAAGATTGATATGGGCTATAGCATATCAGAAAGCACACAACCCGGAGAAGTTTTGGCGTGCTACATTGAAGCATTGTCAAGGCAGTTATAGCCGCTGGGTGTACCACCATGAGGCTAAATTAGCGGGCGCGTTCCCAGTCACATATCAAGGCAATGAAGTCAACGAATTATTATCACAAGGACACTGGCATAGCGATAAGTTCTTACCAGTATGTACCGAACTACGTAGACCGGGTGAAGTAGAGTTTTGTGGACTTGTTGCTAACTATCGTGTATTCAAGAGTGCGCCAAAGCAATATATCACATTCGTAACTATTGGTACGGGTAATGGTAAGTATTTGGATGTGATATTAGATCGTGCTGTATCGTTTCACGACCAACCTATATTATGGGGCGTGGGTAAGTTAGGATATAAAAATAACAGCGAGTATGTCACAGTAAATAAGCACAAGAGACTAAAACTAAAGGACTTACTCAATGCTAACCGCTAAAGCAAGATTACATATACAGAATCATAATGAACCAAATGGTCGCGCTATCATAGTAGGAGAGCGTGCCGCATTGAAAGCATTGGGCACAGCGTTGACAAAGGCTAGCAATAGCGTGTTAGGCCTTGAGCAGGTAGAACTATACACAAGCGATGGACATAAGTACGAAATATTAGTGACTTGTGACGCAAGTGAAGAAGAGTGGCAGACATTGCCTGTACCCTATGATAAGAAACATGACTTGAATGAACTACAAGTCGTAAAGATGTTGGATGAGATCAAGAATACTTCAGTTTCAAAAAAGT